TTGGTACAAGTCTTGGTATCGAAGTTGCGAATGATGAGGTAGCTGGGTACGGAAGCCTTAATTCATGGGAAGTTTTACATAATTTATCAGAATCAGCTACAGCAGCACAGACATTAGACGCTGGTTGCTCAGCTTTAGACCGGGTAGTATTTACTGGGTGCATATACGACCCTAGTGTAGTAGCGAACAACTTTGTCAGAGCTTTAGAAGTTTATGATATGCCTTTTATTGCTATGGGGGCGAATATCCTCACTATCTCAGGTATAATGCTGAAATTCCGTAGCTTCTCAATTACTTCTTCTGTAGCGAGCGTATACGGAGTTGCAGTTATTGTATCAGGAGCAAAATGTCTCTTTGAATACAATAAGGTTAACCAAACCGACGACGATGCTTACGGGCATGAGGCTTTGAAAATCACAGGGGCAGGCACGATAGCCCGATGCAATTATATTGAAAATGCAGTTACAAGAGGTTCTAACGGTGGAGCTGCCATTGGCACAACAGTAAACTCTAAGATACTCGATAATTTCATAGTGTCTGCCGAGGCTGGAATAGTAGCATCTTTGGGCTATATGACAACTGAAATTAGAGGCAACATAATCGTCGGCAATGACTTAGGTAATGGCATATATGCCTCTGGTGGGCATAATACAAGAGGTTATGACATCATACAAAATACGATACATAACTTTTTAAATGGTATCTCAATCCCAGAGGGCCCTGAGACTAACGATAGTAACCAGATTAGTATACATAATAACATAATTTGGGGCGGTGATACTGGAACCACTGTCGGCATACTATATGGGGATTCTGCCACTAGCCTTTTCTTTGATATTAACAATAACGCCATAGGCAACTGTGTTACAGACTATGATACATTCGGTGATTTACAAATTGATAGTAAAATATCTTTGACAGCTAACCCATTCTTAAACGCTGGCGGTTCTTACGCGCTAGCTAGTGATTTTAAATTGAAGGACACAGCAGGTGGCGCCTTATGTAGGTCAGCAGCGGTGCCGAATGACCTCGACTTGGGTGGTGACCAAGATAGGTGGGGCGATGTAGGTGCATTGCAAACAGAACCCACTGGCGGCGGCGGTGGAACAGGAAGGCAAATGAGAGCAAGGAGGCACAATGTATAGAAACGTCCCTGATCAAGTTATAGCGGTCTTTGCATACGACACTGATGCTGAAGCAGCAAAGACCGGGGATACTCTGAATATCACAGCTCAAATTTCATTAGATGCTGGTTCGATGCAGGCAACAGATGATATCAACCCAACTGAACTTGATCCAACAAATGCTCCGGGAGTCTACATCTTTAATATAACCCAGGACGAGACATACGCAGATCATATTGTATTGTACGCAGTTAGCTCGACTGCTAATATTACTCTTGAACCAGTATTCATATATACAAACGAAATAGCCGGATTACAGAGGTTTATAGCACGATGACTGATCGAACAAAGTATAGCGGAAAACAAAAACTGACTGCACTTGCTCAGACTTTAATGGATTCGCTTATGGTGAAGGGCGGCAAGCTTTTCTTTAAAGGTGACCCAAAGAAGCCGATCAAGATATTCGCCAAAGGAGATAAGGGCGATACGGGTGCGACTGGTATTGCCGGGACCAATGGAGTTAACGGAGCTGATGGGGCTAATGGACTTACTCCGATAAAGGGAGTTGATTATAAGGACGGCATTAACGGCAAGGACGGAAAAGACGGCAAGGACGGAAAACTTGGCCCTCGCGGTCCTAAAGGTGAACCCGGCACAGATGGTCTTCATGGTGTCGATGGGAATCCCGGCAAGAACGGCTTAGACGGTTTTGTTGGCAGAGACGGCATTGATGGCACTAATGGCACGAATGGCATTGACGGCGAACGTGGAGAGCGTGGAAGCGATGGAATAAATGGAACGAATGGAGTCGACGGCAAGGATGGACAGCAAGGGCCTCCGGGAAGACGCGGTATACCAGGTCCAACAGGAAGGCCGGGGGTTGCGGGCATTGATGCAACAGAGGTCGGATTTATCCGGTCAGAATTATTAGCTCTGAAAAAAAGATTAGATGAAGCAAATTTATAAAACTATTATAAGGAAAACTTATGAGTTATTCAAATGTCAAAATAGCATCTAAGCGAAAGATCAATACGGTTATAGAGGCGTCTAAGGATACAGCTTTGAATGCAGTACAACGAACAGAGGCTTATAGACAAACAAACCTTCTGGATAAGAGCATTAAGGTTCAAGATTTCACTAATGGCATCTTTATAGATGTCACTTGTGGGGCCGATGGCGAGACTGGAACGCTTGAACTATGGGGATACCCTTTGAATGGCGACGCTGAATATCTCGGCACTTATACATATACGGCCGGTACGATGGAAGCGTCTGATGGCGGATATTATGTTGATGAATTCGTAGAATCAGTAGAGGGTCAGCATACTGTTACGATCCTAAATCAAGCTGATGGAAAAGCAGTCCTGAAGATGGACTCGCTTGGTTTCGCAAACATCGTTGGCCTTATAACGGCAGTCACTGGTGCCGCCCTTTCGCAGCACAAGGTTTATCTTCGTCCGTGGTAAGGGTATCTGTTATGAAAAAGAAACTTATATATATATTCCTTGGTTTCACTTTTGCTTTACTGCTGGGTGCTTCTATTAAAGGGCAAGTCACACTTGTAAATATCGGGAGTTCACATTTTGCTTATAAATATGGAGCACCGGCAGGCCCATTGCCTGCTAGCACTGATATTAAAATAAGAGCTGTTTCATGCATTGATGCAACCGAAATTGACAATGACGCTATAGGCGGCTACGACTTATTGCTTGTCGAAGATGGATACTAATTTATATAGAAAGGAAAACCAATGTCAGTGTTAGTTCGATTCAAAACCGGCCTGGAAAACATAAAGGCTAGGATTTTTGAGCAGTCGTCAAAAAGACAAACGTGTGTAATATGCAAGAAAGAAAAACGCGGGATGATCGTGCTCTTAATAAGACACCTTCAACCCAAAAAGCCTGATTCGGCAGTATGTCATGAATGCATCATAAAGCTTTGCCTTGATCCGGTTATTGAGACGGCTGCTAAAGAGCCAGTCAAGAAACCGCCAGAAAGGAAAGGCCGTGGCAGACCAAGAAAACGTGGCGTTAAACGTGGAACAGTTCTCAAGAAAGAGAAATGTCCGCACTGTGAAAGGAAGATGCCGAAAAATTGCATCAGCCAGCACATGAAGTTTAAACATCCGGAAGAGTATGCAAAGCTCATTGACAAGTCAATAGAGGAATCAAAAGATGCCAGCATCGAAGACACAGGAAAAGCAAAAGCTGGTGAATAAGGTTCAGTTCGTTCAGAAGCACCTTGTAGAAGGTAAGACTGTTGTGCAATGTGCAAAAGAAATGGGCGTGACTAGGAATACCTTGCAGACCTACAAGAGAGACAAGGACTATCGAGCTATGGCCTTACAGCTTCTTGACGATGGAACTCTTGGAGGCGTTGCCGGCACTATGGATATTCTAGTAAAAGGGCTTGATGCTGAAAAGCCAATAATACTCGAAGATATCGACGAAGAAGGTGCAAGTCACCAGAAGATACAGTATGTTCCGGACAATGTTGCGAGAGACAAAGCTCTTGGAAAGGTAATAGATATCTATGGACTCAAAGCTCCAGCAAAAAAAGACATTACAGTTGAGGTTTCCTTATCATCAGATGAAGAACTATTTAGACAAATTGACGAGGCTCAGGAATCTCGCCGCTATGTCGAGTCATACGTCGAAGGGGAAAGAGGCTTTGAACTGGCTAAAAACGAATCGACAGCTAGTGACGGAAGTTTTGGCAAGAGGCGAAGAACTCTACTACAAGATGATGCCGTACCGGAACCGTAGCGGTGGACCGAGTTGGCAGTATGACATTATCTGGAATATGCCAAAATACAAAGGCTGTGTCGCTTGTGGAGCGAACCGTATCGGCAAAAGTCAAATGGGTGCCTTTGTGACAGCGATGATGGTCACAGGCGAGCATCCTACCTATGAAAGCCCTAAAGAGGGCATAGCATGGATTGTCGGGCTTGACAGCAAGTGTATAGGATCTGTATTGCAACCTTATTTCGAATCGCTTATCCCAAAGCGGTACAAAGAAAAAGGGAAATGGCACGGTAAGCTTGGGTACTGGTCATTGAAGTCTGACGGCAGAGAATGGGAAGTCTGGTTTAAGTCAGTAGACTCCGGAAAGCAAAAGTTTCAAAGTGCTAAGATCGACTTTGCCTGGGTAGACGAAGAACCTTTGAAAGAGGGTGTGTTTGGTGAGCTTGAGATCAGGACGCTTGACAAGGCAGCACCTTGGCTAATGACAGCAACACCAGTCGAAGGAACCAAGTGGCTGAAGGACACGCTTGACCGAGAAGATGTTTATTACACGATGGCTGGAATGCGTGAGAATCCGTACATTCCGATCAGCGAGATTGACAAGCTTTGTAAGTCAATGCCGGAAGATGAAAGACAGGTTCGTATTGAAGGCAAATATATCATCTTTGGTGGCCGTCCGGTATTCGACAGGAAACTATTAGTAGCACTTGAAAATTCAGCAATGCCACATGTCGATGGGACATTGGCGTTAGCAGGATAGTATATTAAGAAAGGCATAGGATTATGGAAGAAAGTTTATTTTTCAGCGATGCACTCGGGATCTTAATGGATGGCAGAAAAGTCGCAAGGGCAGGATGGAACGGCAAAGGGATGTTTCTATATCATGTTCCAGCCAACTCCTACAAAACTGTCACAGATGTCGCAAAAGCAGAATTCGGAGACACAGTAGAATACGGTGCTTATATCGCAATGAAGACAGATCAAGGCAATGTGGTTCCTTGGCTAGCATCACAGAGTGACATTTTAGCTGACGACTGGGTAGAAGTAGAATAATGCACCAATTTGTCGAACAAGAAATGGGTCCATTGCGAATTATGAGGCTTCCAGAGCCAGGAATGGTATACACGCTTGGCGGTGACGCAAGTACTGGACTTGCAGACGACTACACATGCTTCCAAATACTAAGTAACACAATACCGTTCGAGCAGGTCGCCGTATTCCGAGCGAAATGGCCTGTAAATAAAGTAAGCGAATTCGCCAACCAACTCGGACGGTTTTATAACGAAGCCCTGATAGTAATGGAAATCAACTACCCGGGTAACTCAGTACAGGATGCTCTTTTAGATTATTATAAGTACCCAAGAAACTATCAAGCTGAAACCAGACTCGATCAGGATATGGATATCTCGGACAAGTATGGATTCAGAACCACAGAATCGTCAAAGTGGTTATTGATAAATGAAATGCAACTGGCATTGTCAGAAGGCGGTATCGTCCTGCATGACCCGGTAACGATCTCGGAGATGATGAACTTTGTCTATATGCAGTCAAAGGGAAAAGCAGGTGCGGCAGACGGATTCAATGACGATACGGTAATGGCCTTGATGATGGCCTATCATGGAGCAAAGCTTTATCCGTTTGCAAAGCCTCGGAAAAAACAGGTAATAACGCATCAGACGCAGGACGTTGACGTACAGAAAGCATGGAAACAGTTTAGGAAGCAATTGTCGTCAGGCAGAACACAGAAAGGGATTGTATTATGATTGAAAAGATTAGGGAAAGACTATTCGGGTCAACGGTAGATGAAGTCATGAAAGCACTGGATATGCCAGAGCCAGCAAAAGTTCCAGACCAGATCAGTGACGTACTGTGCACAAGAGATAGTTATTTCCATTCATGTTGGTTGCGGATGAAATTGCTGAAACCTGAGCTTATCAAGGAGATGGGCGATATCGAATTGTTTATTGCTGGATATGATACCTCTAAAGACGAAACAGAAACAGAAGATGCGGAAGAAGAACATGGCCAAGTCATCTAAAAATTTGAACTGTCCAAAATGCTACCGTAAGGTTGCTAAGATTAGCGACTTCGAAGACGACGGCACGTTTGTTCATGTGAAACACAAAGGCATGGAAGTCCTTGCCAGGGACGCGGTAATAAAATGCATTGGTTGTGATACATCGTTTCTTGTAACTACCGATAACGGTATTGAAAAGGAAGTGAATCTTGGAAGAACGTAAGACTGACAAAATAAAAATGCAGACTCAGTTCATAATGACTGACGATCCGCAGGCTCTTCATATCGGGAAGATGATGAGTACGCGGAAATACAGTTTCAATATACATAGAAGATTGATTGTCAACGAGATTACTGCCAATGTATGTTATCTTGTTGGGTATCAAAACATCGAGATTCTTGGTGACGTTATTCGGCCTGCAGCCAAGAGGCGTACAACCGATGAAGTTGTTAATGTCATCCTGCCTGCGGTACAGAATGATGTCGCTACTGCTACGGCGAGTCCGGCACTCTTTGACGTTGTACCGGCTGGTACTGACGATGATGATCGTGCGACCGCTATTGCCGGCGATAAGATACTCAAGGTTCTTCAGCGTAAGCTCGGAAGAGACTTTAAACGCGGTGAGGCTGTTCTGTGGTGGGATATTTCCACTATCGGATGGCGTAAGGTTTACTGGGACGCAAATGAAACGGTTGTCGGTATCAATCCGGATCCATTCAATGAAGATGGCTCAGAAAATCTTGCACATAACCCAAACCTTGAGGTTGGCGAAGCAATCATGCAGGGAGATGTTCAAATTGAATGCATCCCAACAAATCAACTTATCTATGATTTCAGGGAAACGAATCTTAATAAGTTGAAATGGATTATCCATTCAAAGCGTGTTACCGGCAACTGGGTAGTTGACAGATTTGGCACAGAAGTACACAGTAAGCTAAAATCTCAGTTTACATCTGCAAGGGAGGCAGGGGAATCTGAGTTTGAAGTTGGATTGACGCGACGGTTCAATAGTCTGGTCAGTGGGTTTGCCGGAAACAAAACAACATTTACGCCAAAGATGGATGCTTCATCTCATATGCAACTTGAATCTGACGAGTTCATTGATTATTACGAATACTGGGAAAAGCCTTCAAAGTCAATGCCGACCGGAATCTATGCTGTTATGCTTGGGACGCAGGTTGTTATGCATGCCCCATATCCAACAGAAATGTATCCTCACGGAGAACTTCCGTTTATCCCTGCAGCACCGATGAACGTTGTCGGTGTATCTAACGGTTCCATCAGCCGGATAAGCCAAGCAAGACCGTTACAGAGAAAGCTGAACGAGCTGGCAAGTCAGATTGACGAGAACATCGACATTATGGGTAATGCCATTATTATGGCACCGAAGTCGGCTAAGCTTAGGCATAGAACGTTATCTAACGGTGCTGGTAATATAATCGAATATGACGGCCCAGTTGGAAAGCCAACGCGAGAAGCGGGCGTTCCTATGAATAGCCAGGTCTTTTCTTATTTAAATGACAAGAAACTTGCGATCGATTCTTTGTTTGCATTCCATCATGCATCACAGGGAATAGCACCACGGAACATCGAAAGCGGTAAAGGGCTTGAAAGGCTTGCCAATGCAGACACAAGGCAACTTGGGCCGATAGTCGAAGGGTTCGAAGAAGCAGACCAGAGAGTAGCGTATCAGGCATTGACGTTGGCACTTAAAAACTATGAAAGCGATAGACTTGTAAATGTCGTCGGAACCGATTACGACTGGACAGTCTACAAGATCGATCGTCAGCAATTGCAAGGTAAAGTAAATGTAATAGTCAGGCGTCATTCTTCTATGCCGCTTGACAAAGAAGCTGAAAAGATACAGGCGTTTCAAGCATGGGGGTCTGGTGTTCTCGGTGATCCGCAGGACCCGGAACTTCGAATATGGACGCTTGAGCAAATGAATATGGGTAACGCTACTGCTCTTATGCAGAAGCATTCAAAGCAGAAGAATTTTGCGGCAAAAGAATTCCTTGCTGCAGAAGAGAATCTTAAAGATGTTAACATTCCGGAAAATGCTACTCCTGAGCAAACGGCTCAGATACTTGAGCAATATTTATTTGTACCGCAGGTTAATAACTTTGACGATCATTCAGTTCACATTCAGGTGCACAGTGAATACTTGTTGAGTAACTTTTGGAAAGCAAAGAGTACTGGCAATGCCTTAATGATTGAACTGCTTAACCGTATGAATATGCATATTGGCCAGCACCAGATGGTAATCCAGCAGCGTGCAGATATGGCGTTCCAGAAAGATCTGAATGCACAGATGTTGATAAAGGGAAAGACCCCAGAACAAATAGCCCTGAGCAAGATGGACTTGTCGGGTAAATCGAATAGTAATAAAGATAAGAAAGGTAAGTAGAAATGGAAACTAATGTAAACAACGCAGATCAGGTAACTGACGCTAGCGGCGTAAATGATATAACCCCGATGGTTCAGTCAAATGTAAGTAGCGGATTTCCTGAACCCGCACGCGATCAGCAACCAGACGTTGACACGTTTAATCAGGACGCTGACGTTGCCGATGACAAGCCTATTGACCTGAAAGCTGTTAACGAGCGTCTCCTGCAGCAGAACGCACGTACTAACAAGATGTTATCGGCTGTGGGTATTGACCCAATGAGCGATATAGCAGAACAGCTTGAAGCAGGACTAATCACTCCTGAGATGGTTCGTAATCATATCCAAGGAACTCAACAGCCTCCGCAACAGCCAAGTAATCAGTACCAGGCTAACGTTGGGAACGATCCGGTAGCAGTAGCAGTGCAAGAACTTGCAGATGCCAAAGCCGAATACGATGCAGAAGTTGCAAGCGGCGAGGGCGTCAGCCTTGAAACTAATAACCGTCTATTAACAGCAATGGATGCAAAGTCCGAAGCTATGATAAATGGAATCACACAGAAGTACGCCGCGACCGAACAGGCTCAGCAGGCGAACGCAAATGTGGATGCCGTCTTGAATGTAGCAAGGAGTGACCCACACTTTGCCCAGATGGACGCAGGAATTCGAAACGCAACCGAACTGGCAGTAATGTCGGTTACTGGTGTGCTGGCTGATAGAGGTGCAAGAGAGCTTGGTCTTGACCCGGCAACTCTTACTCCGCAGCAGTACAACCATTTTGCTACTAAGGCAACGGGCGAACTCGACCTTCTTAAACAGCACTATATTCAGATTGGTGCAAATCAGGTTAGGAGTGGACAAGCTCCTAATAATCACTTAAACGGAAACAGACAAATTCCAAACCCAGCGGGTTCAGGCGGTGGTAGCGTTGCTCCTCCGGCTAACCAGTTCTCTAATGCCAATGCTCAGAATCATGCACAGATGGCAAGAGAGTATATGAAGGGTTCGGGACAGGTCTAATTGTAGGAGATTTTAATTATGGCTTCAAATGTAGTTAATATAACTGATGCAACCAGACAGAGCCATCAGTACAGTGCAACCGTTGACGGATTGCTTAAGAACGTGTATATGAACGCGTTGAACAATACGACTTTCCATGCAACTCCACTCATGGAAATGTTCGGTGACTTCGGTGGAACGATCGACTTCGCAGGGAATAAGATTATCAAGGCATTCAAGCATCGTGGTGCTGGTGGCTTTGGTGGTATCTCTGAGGGTGGTGACTTTGTTAAAGGTCGCAAGCAAAAGGGATTCCAGGGTTCTACTCGCATTAAGCAGTTGAACGCTTACTTCTCTCTGACCGGACCTGCCTCTCGTACGGTACGGCAGGGTGAAGGTGCTTATGTCGATGCAGTTAGTTCTGCAATGGACGACACACTCAAGCTTGCCAGACAGCAGATGGAAAGAATCGTCGGTGGTGCTGGTGATGGTGAACTTTGTCGGTTCACTAATGCTATGGCAACGACCAACGATGTCGGTGATGGTTACTACATCATGAACACCGATACTACTGCTGTAAACGCTTATGCGGCAGGAGCAGCGTTGACCGCTACTTCTGGTGGTGCGTATAGTAAGTGTCAGTGGCTACAGCCGGGCATCCGTGTCAATATCGTACTTGCTTCTGAGTTCGATGGAACCATGAATACAGCAGACCTGTATGGCACTTTCGAGATCGATGCTGTCGATTACGAAGACAATACATTCGCTCTTAAGAATGTATCTGGAAGCACTATTGACGTATCAGCAGACCTTACAGCTGTTGAATATGTTGTGGTTCTTGAAAACGCATACGGACAGATCGAAGCTGATGGCAGCACTACTGCCGACTCTTGCCTTGAGTTGAACGGTTTGTACAACCTCGTCGATGATGGAACTAACTATTCCACTATCTGGGGCCTGACTCGTTCCACACATCCGCACGCTCTGAAGAGTACGTTCAAGGCGGCTGCAGGTGCCGAACTAGACGAAGAGCTTCTGATGGACTGGGTTCTTGATCTGGTTAATATCAAACAGAGCGTTCCGAATGTTCTGGTCACTGATCCAAAGAGCCGGCTGAAATACTTCAGCAACCGGAAAGAGGACAGGCGATTCGACATGAAGACTATGGATTCGATGTTTGGATTTAAGTCTATCGGCGTTGTGATCGACCAATACAGTCTGTTGCTGCAGAGCCTTACCTCTCTGCAACCGGGTTCATTGTTCATGCTGAACACCAACGACTTCAAGTTCGCCAAGGCCACCAATGGCTTTGAATGGATTGAAGATGGCGGCCGTGTTCTCAGGAACATGGAAGGTAGCGACAACCTGTTCGGCACCGCAGTGAACTACTGTGAGTTCATCTGTGAGAATCCTAATGGTCAGTTGAAGGCCACAGGACTCTCTTACTAGAATCTTAATGACTTGGTGGGGGCTTCCGGCCCTCACTAAGCTTACTCGAAAGGTTTATTATGATAAATCCTCAAAAATGTTATAACGATAGTGGCACTTTTGGACTTACGTTCAAAGGTACTGCTGCAGAACTAGCTGCCGTACCGGACGGTATCTGGGTTCCAGCTGAAGGCGATTTGTGGTTTGATACTACTAACGACGTATGGAAGACATACAGTGGGTCTGCTTGGGTAGAATCTACAAATGTACAGACTGCCGTAACAGCCGAGCACGCTACAGGTGCAATAGGAACAGCGGCTACCCCTGCAACATACCGCAGAATTGAAAACGGCATCATAATCACTGAGATTAAGATCGATCTTACTGGTTTAGATTCCTCTGGCACAGCTAATGATGTAATCGGAACGCAGACTCCGGGTACTGATGCGGCTTACATCGGAAGGAATGTCGTTGCAACTAATGGTCAGGTATTTAAGGTAGAAATGTCTTGCCTTGAAGTGCCTACCGCTGGTGATGCAGATATTCTTCTTGTTCAGGGTTCTGCGGCAGATGAAACCTTTGATGACACAGTAGCAAACACTGCTACGCTTTGTGACGGCACAGGTGACTGGGCTCTTGGAGAAACAATCGTCAATAATGTTCCCGGTATGGTAGCGAACTACTACTACTACTTGACTCAAGGCGGGTCGGATGATGCCACTTACACGGCAGGTCAGTTCCTTATTCGTATTTTCGGTCATGCATTGTTGACTTAATCAATCAATAACGGGGTGGGTACTTCACTGTATCCATCCCAAACTTTAAGGGATTAAAGATGGAATCAGGATTAAGATACCTTGTCGAAGAACGCAACGACCAGAAACGGTTGCAGAGAGAGTTTGACGACAGGAAGATACGGTTTGGCAGAAACCAGAAAGATCATAGACTTCAGGCGTGGTACATACCAAACAGTTCGCCTCCGTATATGATATGTTCATGCGAGTGTGTAGAACATGCAATACAACAGATGAGACACAGAAGTAAGTACGACAAGCAAAGAGCTCAGGATACTCTTAAAGAGATCGATGAGTTTAACGATAAGATACTGGCAGACCAAGATGCAGACGCACTGTATCAGGCAAAAGCAGACCTTAAGAATGTTGCAAGCGGTAGGGTTCTATTTGCCGCACCAAGGAGACAAAGAGCATGAGGTTATACAATACAGTAAACGACATAGTAAGCGAGACGCAACAGCTTCACAGGAATATAACGGGCCGTCAGACGATGACAGCTATCGAGGTGGACATTGTACGCTCAGCGATCATCGATGCCTACCAGCTGGTCCTGCTTGAATACGGAGTGGCTACGTTTACTTTCCATGAATCTACGTTCGAAGTCGATACTGTAGCCGGTCAGGATTATGTTGATCTTGACGAATATGTCTTCCGGGTTGTAACCGGGACTGCACGTATCATAGCAGAAGAGGCATGTCTTGGTCTGATCGATGAAGAGACTATCTATCAAAGCGACCCAGGGGCCAATGCAGAGGGAAGACCTTACGCCTACGCATACACTGGCTCGGACGATCCAAACATCGTAAGGCTGACGCTATGGCCTATCCCGGACAATACATATACTATCACGATGAAGGTGTTGAAGTTGCCTACGGACGTAATCACAAACTTCCCAACGACTCTGATGAGTGCGATCAAAAACAAAGCTAAGCAATTAGCTGTTGTTGGACTTGGAATGCCGCAACACGCCGGAAGTTTCAAGAGTTTATATGAAGAAGTTATTGCAAAGATAAAAGACGGGTACGATGGCGATGGACCTCGACACGTCCAGCGAAGACAGTTTTCCGAAGTATGTAGAAGTGTTGAAGGAAGGATACCTGACTAATGGCATACACAGCCTCAGAAATTATAACTATGGCACAGAGATTGCTGGTTGACATCGAAGATGATGCATATCTTGATGATATGCTTGCGTACCTCAATGAATGGCAACGCAGATTCGCCGTAGAAACTCAATGCGTCCAGTCTGTTAAGCAGATAGCTGTAACTTCTGATACATTAACTTACGCCGCGATTGCTGCAGGGATATCTGGTGCAAGCGATATTATTACTCCGTTCCAGGTTCGTCTTGATTCTGGAACTCAATATTCATTCTTGCCGAAAAGTAAATTGTCTGATTTGAAGGACTTGCCTGTAGCAAGCACCGTATTGCCAACTCGGTATTCTGTTTTTGGGAAACAGTTGACATTCGATCTAATGCCAGGCGTGACAGTAAACTTTAATGTCACTATTTCATGTTCATTTATTCCTGCAGATCTTGGAGCAACGTCGTCAGAAACTTTAATACCAGACCAATGGGCACAGGCAGGAGTACAGTATCTTTGTTATTGTGCAAGGATAGCAGACCGAGATGCCGGACTTGCTAATGGTCACTTTGCAGAATACGAAGGAATCAGACTTCAAGCTGCCGCACTTTATGCAATGCAGATGGAGGCGTAATGTTTCCAGTAAAACAACCAACTAAACCGTCATACAGTCAAGAAACTTTTGATATTGAAATATTGACTGACTTTTCTGGTGGCCTTAATCTCACTGATGCTGAAGCTACGCAAGCTAAGAATCAATTCGGCGTAATGAGCAATGTTTACTTTAACCGGGAAGGACAAACGTACACGCGTCCACCTTTCAGGCCAATGACATTCAGCAGTACCTTTCAGGACAAGCCGATCGAAGTTGATATTGGCGGCAATACATATACGCTCACTCAGCTTGACGGACAAAGAACATTCCAGGAGGATGTATCCGGATGGTCTTATCAGAACGAACTTCATGTTGTTTGGGGTAGATTTACTTACACAACAACTGTCAAACTAGTCGTTGCTGTTTATTGCCTTGCTACTGAAACATGGAAGGATATTTGGTCTGATGCTATCGAAGACAATACAACATTGTCACTTGATTCGTACAGGATCAACCAAGCATTTGATTTACTAATATTCCCAGGTGCGACCAATCCAGAAAGATGGACCCCGGACAATGGCACTGGGGACGGCACTTTAAGTGACCTTGGTTTGACAGCACCGTTAGCAACAGCCTTTACGCCTGCCGGAACGTTGGGGACGAACGGAGAAGGGTTTAGCAGGATAACGGCTGGAACATTGTATTATAAATATGCTTATTTCTATGACGATGCCAATGTTACAACGAAATACGGAGAATCTTCATCGACCCTTGTGACGCCCGGCAATACCGATGCAATGCCTATAAGTGTAGATGCAACAAATAGAGGTCAGGTCTCAATAGCCTTTACCGGCGTAACGGTTCCGTCCGGTATAAGTAAGTTGATGATTTACAGAGCACCATTCAATAACATCAACGGACCATACAAGTTTATAGGCGAAACAGAGGTTACGGCTGTTAATGCGATAACAACGTATGTTGATGCGACTCCATTCGGTTTCGAGGGGATTGAAGACTTACCTGAAGGAACCAACCCGTCAGGGGCTTCTCCTTTGAGCGTGCTGCATGTTCGCAACCTCGATGGCTATATGGTAGGGTTCGACGCTTCAATGCCTTACAAGATGATCAGGAGCGTTGGAGGAAGCCCTGATATATGGAATCCATTAGACTTCGACTATCTTAACGCAGAGGGCAAGGCTGTTGTTGAATTTAACCGTAAATTCTATGCCTTTACTGAATCCTCCACTTACCAGAAAACTACAATGGACGGTGCTGCGTTCAAGATTTGCAACATAGGGACTAATGACGGCAATTCCGTACAAGTGATCGGGCATGGGATAATGTGGATGGCACATGAAACCGTCTACTTTGCGGATTTCGTCACACAGTATGGATCTAAAGGCGACTTCCCGCGTGATGATGGACATAGAATATCAAAGACGGTAAAAAAATACGACGAGGATTCGCTTATCTATTCTGCATTCTTTGAGCGAAGGTATTATTTGACCTTTATAGATACAAGCGACTTTGTAAGGAAAACTTTTGTTTATGACGTTGATCTGAACTCGTGGACTCAGCATCTAATGACGCATGAGACGATATCGGCAGGCAGGAGAACTCTATATAGCATTGGCCAAGGAGATAGCAAGAGCTATGTTTACGAACACGACTACAATGATATTGTTCCGGTAGTTACAGACTCGACTTATGAGGGTAGGGACTATCACGATTATTCATCTGTTACCGGAGCTGTCTTTGATGGGATGCTTGGGATTCCAGCATCGATCAAGAAAAGCAATATTCAATTTGGCGGCGAATTCAGAAAAACATTTATATCGTCCGTGACATTGCTTGTTGAGGGAGTTTATGTAGACGCCAATGTCTCAGTAGAGGGTTCAGATAACGACTTTAGCACGACAAGGGCTTTCCAGGAACAGCTCGGTCAAAATGTCGCAGAAGAATTTGTTGCTGTGTGGGATGATGGAGTTTGGGCTGCGGGTGCGGGAACTACCGACCCTGCAGACGCAGACGAACCCGGATATGCTGGTTTCTCTGAAGGATACAATAATATCCATAAGAAAATAAAACGTGTTATAAAATCTAATCGAGTAAATATAACCGTTTCAAATAATGATTCCAGAAATCTCAAAATACTTGGACTTGCAGTTTACTATAAATTGTTGCCGCTTGTGGCATAAGGAGAAAGACATGGATATCGCAACATTGATTAAACTAATATTTGGATTACAAGCATTTATGTTCTCGGCAGTAGTGGGTGTGTATATCTGGTCTTTCAAACTATCGCAAAAGACTGATGAAAAAATTGCCAAGGTTTACGAGGCAACGAATAGACATATTCAAGATGCGGACATTCACCAGGACGATTCGAACTTTGTTCGTCATGAAGTATTCGAAATGAAACATACGCAGTTATCTGCTGACATCAACGAAGTGAAATCCGGTGTCAAGGAGATGGCTGGCGATATTAGAGAAGTTCTCAAGAAAGTAGGGTAATTGAATGCCAATAGATGCACTAAGCATGACAGTATCAGATATCGTTGCAGGCCAGAAAATATTTGCTTCGAAAGAACTTGAACGAGTAGCTGAAGTAGAAGCATGGGCTAATACTGAAGTTATTGGTAATGCAGTAGACAAGGACTCGGCACAGGTCGTTAGTGGGCTAAAGGATTTCAGCAACGGCGACTACTGCTATGTAAAGACGCAGACAATCGGTGACGATACCGACAAGGCAGCGAGCACTGAATTCGTTAATAACCAAGCCGCGTCACTGATTAGCAACTCAAAGCGGACAATGAAGGCATGGTGTCGATTCGCCGGAACAGGAAGTACTCCGATAACACCAGCTGATGCATTAAATGTAAGCTCAGTAACAAAAAATGGAACTGGTGATTATACGGTAAATTTCACGACTCCATTTAACAATACTAATTATGCTTTCACTTTCTCGCATCATGTGCCAGCTGTGGCATTGACGACATTGCGGCCGATAGCTGTCGGAACGGGAAACTTGAGGATACAGGTATTAAACAATACCACGGCAGTTCCTATAGACGCAGATATTGTTTCTCTCATGGTTATAGGAGGTCAATAAGAAACAGGAATGGATAATATTGAAATTGGACAACTTGTTAATCCGACCGAGGCTGAGATCGCTCAGTTGCTGATGCTGTTCAGAGATATACCAGGCCGAACTTGTTCCGCAAAGAACTACCTTGCCTATCTTAATTATGGATGGATGGCAAATGTCGCAGTCTTTGTGGTTCGTAAGAATGATAGAATTGTAGGATTTACTCAGGCAGCTGCACCTGAATTACTCGACCCGGAATCAGCTTGGTTACCGTTTAGCCATTCAACTAATGAATGCGGGCATGAAAACGCAAAGAAGGCATTGGCTCTTGCCGAGCAATGGATGAAAGATCGTGGTGCTAAAAGATATAAGGTTGATACAGTACGTAATCCGAAAGCATTTGCGAGAGCATGGAATATGACACTATCCAAAGAAGTTAGAATGGAAAAGGAATTATAATGCATCAATTTAATTATAATGTAAATAGTTTCTGGTCTGGGCCAAGTTGCCGCTTTAAGGGCGGTGGTGGCGGCGGCGGTTCTGCACCAAGCCCTCAGATTGCCGAGACCGAAGATGCTCGATGGGCAAAAGAAAAAGTTTATCCATTGGTGACGAATGCGATCGGTGGCGGTGGGTTCGGTACGCCAACATTTAATATCCTGCAAAGAAGACGTGCAAGAGGCGGGCTTCAGGAAAGTTTCGACCAGACAAAAAGAGACATGGACAGCCAGCTTGCAAGGACGATTCGACCTGAAGACAGCAGGGTACGCAACTTTGTCGGTTCGACTCTTGACCGGGCTTATGCAACGTCTCAGGACCAGATGGAAAGAGGCTTCAGAGCAAGTGATGTTTCCGATAAGGATGTCGGGATGGATATGGCAGGTACGATGCTTGCTAACGAGCAACGAATCAATATTGGCGGTGCACAGGCTTTCAATAATGCATTGGCAACTAATATGCAGATGACAAGCAAAATGGGAACGTTCGGGACTAATATTGCAGCTGGTGTCGGCCAGGGAATGATGGATTATAATTATGCTCAGAAAATGGGTGATCAATAATAGAAAGGGCATAACATGCCATTACCTTTACTAGCAATGGGAGTCGGGGCTGCCATAGGAGGCGGCGTTGGCTCTTATGGACATGATAATTGGGGCTGGTCGAAAGACGCGATCTGGCAGGGTGCTGCCGTAGGCGGGGTTGGCGGCTATGCGGTTGGCGGCATGGCACCGAATAGTGCCGGACTAAGCACTGTTGCCGGCGAAGCGACTCAGGCTGGCGGGACGATAGCTCCTGCGATTGGCGGCGGTGGAGGTGGTGGTTCATTGGTCGCTGGCTCTGGATGGAGTAATGCATTGATGCTTGGTTCGGCTGGAATGGGATTAGCGAGTGCATTTTCATCTTCTGGACAGACTCCGGAGTCGAAAGTTCAACTATCAGCTGCAGGCGAAGAACTTCAAAGCAAAACTTTGAAACCTGCAATCAAGGAGCAAGACAATAAAGCAATATCCGGTGATGCAAGAGGTAAGGCGTTTGGAGCAATATCAAACTTGAAGTCACAGGAAGGAACTCGACAACGTGCATCGATGGGAGTATTACAGAAGGCTCAGGCAAGTATGTATAATACTTTGCCGAATGATCGTGGCGATGCCGCAGTCGGCGGTGCAATACTCAAAGGCCAGATGGCTGATGCTGGCGAACGTATGGACGGGTTATTTGCTCCAACCTCTGCATTGAATGCGTTTACCAAAGAAGGGCTGATGAATTCGGTCGCTCAGATACAGAATATGCAAAACCGCGAGAATGTCGTTGGTCAGTTTAACTACCAAGGCAACCTTGCCGCTTGGAACGCAAACCAGATGGCCGCATCGAATAAGGGTGCAGCGATCGGACAGGCCGCAATGATGGTAGGTGGCAGTCAGTTGAATCAGGCATACATAGAAAGATACAAGAACGCAATGTCGTAAGGAGATACACTATGGGATACAATGATCCATACAGTCCAATCCAGACCGGTGCCGCTTTCATGAACGGTGTTATGCGGTCGTATAATAACAATCTTGCAAAGCAGGCTGATTTGATGATGTTTAAGCATCAGATGAAACGTCAGAAGGCACAGGACTCATACACGGCCACCCAGCGAGTCAATGCAGCACAAGATAGGCAATTATCACATATACAAATGCGTTCAGGACTCGTTAGCAGTATAGCGAAAGCAAAAACTGGCTACGGAAAAGGACCTGAGATTAAGCAGTATGAAAACATGCTTACTGCATTTGATCGCATTACTGGATGGAAACAGCCTGCCCAGACGCAGCAGGCAAGACAATCACAGACCGCTTCCGGGGCAGATACGGATTCCGTTCAAAAAGTTGGCGAATACCTCGATAGGAGTGCAAACGCCTTCCTCACTGGCGAAGGTGTTCTTAAGCTTGCTCAAGAAGATTATGCTGGAACGTCTACTCAGGCTGCTCAATCTACGCCTATCGACGTTGCACCTACCAGCCCTAATCTTCGCAAGATCGGTGGCCAGCAATCCAGAAGTTCTTCTGGAGATATCGAATACGGCAAACTTCCTGGGTCAGATAAAATAGTTGGAATGCTTAATGGCGTTTTTTATGAAACCAAAGATGGCTATATCGACAAAGACAGGCCGATCGATGTGAAAGTCGATGACGACTTCGCAAAACCAGATAAGCCAAGTGGCAATGATGCAGATGCATTAGGAGAGAAAGTTGGAACTGACCTAAACACCAGACTGGGTAAGTTCGGCAAAGAACTATACCCAGACCAAGTTGGACGACAAATGAAAGAAGCGTTCGAGGAATCTGTTGAAAAGTTCGGGCAATCATATGTCCCCGGATGGAAACAAATGTCGTTAGCTGATAGATTTGGAAAGCTTCCTGACTCGTACAATCGGATAATAGCCAACAATTTTAATGAACAAATAATGCAGTCTGATATGAGCGACGAGAATAAAGCGGCTGCATATAAGTTCCTTGACGCTCAAGGGTATGGAAATACGCACGACAAGGTCATAAGGCTGGCTTTTAATAAAGTAGGCGGAAAGTATAATGCATTTCGAGATATATTTGGATTTAAGTATACCAAAGAACAGGTTGATCGAACTGGCGTCAATCGTGCTGAACAAACGTATCAGAACCTAAAGAGTGCCGGTCTTGTTAGTAAAGACGGAAGAATGGTTCCTGGTGCATTAGACCGGGTCGTTGCTCACTGGATGAAGGGTTTTGACGAAGAAGAGCTTGACTCTATGGTAAGACTTGCTGGGGCTGAAGCTTCTATTGGACCAGACGGCGAAGAACTAAGCGATGAAGAAAAGAAGAATTCGGCTTATTTGAGACGATTCCTTTCAGATCAGATCAAAACAGGACTTGATGCAATGACTGCTGGAAGAACTGGCAGGAATTGGCCGTCGAAAATAGTGGGTATTGCAGCGTGGCCATTAAGAACCATGCAAAAAGAAGAAGACAAGCGAGTCTCGGAAGGGACTATCAATAAAAACATTGGGCAAGGTGCTCCAGGGTTCTACAGTGCCGGTGGCAGTCCTGAAGACGCGACTCTTCCAGGACAGCAACAGTTTAATAAGGCTGTAGACAAAACTATCAGCGTGATAGGCCGTACCACAAAGAAAGTGGCAGAAAAAGTGCCAGAAGTCTACAGCGATCCAAAAATTAAGTCTCAACGGGCATTTAGCCCTGGGAGAAAATTCTAATGGCACAAGTTACAATACCGTCACCAAGAAGTAGACGGCAGATCAAAACCAGCGGAAATGCTTCTCTTCAGCTTCAATTGAATAAAGCAAGAGCTGACGGTTCGCCTATTGAGTCCAAAACAACATTTAGCCTAACCGCAAAAGAGAAATCTGAACTATCTCACCAATTGAATATTAATCGGTTACGCGAAAATAACATCTCTGTGGGGAAAAAGGCAAATGAACGTCCATACGAACAAGGGAAGTTTTACCAAGGTGCCGTTGACCAAAACGTAGAATGGGCTGGACAGTACAAAGACGTAAAGCATGGAACAATCAATAAAGTTCCACGGTCGTACATGCCAAACAACCTCAAAGATTACGATAAAAACCTTAAGAGGATGTGGGAGTCAAAAGACTACACACTGGCAGCTAAAGAAGAGTTTGCTGTTTACTCAGCCAGGCAAGGCGAGAAGAAGATGCGAGCTACGGCATCCGATGCAAGAGCTGAATACGGTAAGCTTCTTGACGCTCAGTACGATGACCTGCAGGGCAAACTCACCGGCAATACCTTTGAAGATGTGATGTACTCGGTCAACCAAGGCTTTGAGATGGCAAGAGCACCGCTAGAGGCAGCGAGAGGCAGAAGCGAAGAGTATGGCATGGCTATGCAGGAAGCGTCCAGACAGGCCGCGTATCACGAGCCAACAGGTACGATGGATAAGTATTTACACCTTACTGCCCAGAATGCCGTACCGATGGGATCTGCCCTTGCATCGGCTATTGTTCCCGGAATAGGCCCTATTTTAAGTGGTGGGTTTATCGCCTCGTACACTGGGACAGAGGCCTATTATGATTTGCGTCGTGCTGGAGTAAGCAAGGAAACAGCTAAAACAACAGCGGTAGCCATAGGGATGTCGGTTGCTGCAGTCGAGATGGCTACAGGGAAGGTATTAAGTAAAACGCCTGTGGTTGGAAAACTATTCGAGGCAGGAGGAAGACGAGCTAGGCTCAGGAATCTCGGAGGTAGCGGAAGGAAAATAGGCATAAAAAAAGCATTAGGCCATACTGCCGCCGGAAAGATGACGCAGGTAGAACTGTCGGATGCAATGGCTAAAGCATTCATGGATACGTCACGACTTGGACTGATTAAGAATATTGCAAAAAATACAACTGCTGAAACACTTACTGGGGGAGTCGAAGAGTGGATACAGCAAGGAATGCAGTTGGGTCTGATGGAATTGGCAGTCAAGCATGAAGATCTTAACAGCATTCTTCCTCTCAATGCCGATGGTTCTTACGATGTAGCTAAGATTCTACAGGAAATGAATGACGCCTTTATTGCGGGTGCAGTACTCGAAGGGTCGTTTGGGGTATTAGGGGCCGGTGGCAGCCTTAGAGGGCGATGGAAAACTGCAAGGACTATAGAGGCCATTAAGAATAATGTAAGGCACTCCACAAAGAAAGTGATGAATAACTTAAAAACACGTCAGGCTATACCATTCAATGGGAAAACTGAGGCTGAGACGCAATCAATTATTGATAATTTAGAGATGGAAGATTATTTTGAAACAGATTTAGGACTAACTGAAGAGGGACTTGACTTTATTGCTCGCCGAGTTTATTTAGAGATGATGAATCCTCCGAAAAAGAAAATCGACAAGAAATACAAGGCTACAGAAGAAGGTCAGATCAAGTACGAAACTGACACATTCGCTATACATGCGGTCATCGAACGGAGCAACGCCGAAAAGACCGAACCTGGAATGAAAAAGAACACGCTCAGGCTCGTCCAACTCGCTAAAAAGCCGGGTAGCAAAAGAGGTCAAGCAGTCGAGAATATAGAGAAGATGCTTGAAGCTAACCCAGAGATCAGATATGTATTCGCAAACGCATCTGACCCACTGGTGGCTGCGTTGAAGAAAAGGTGGGGAAGCGATGTCAACGTGCTTGACCATAACGTCTTCCACGGTCATAGCCAGTCGGACGTAGAGATAGATGTTAGCAAAAGATCCAGAAAGTCAAACCTTGATAGTGCTTACGAAAGAGCAGTAGCGAATTCGGTCAGTGCGTTGCTAGCAGACCCTATGCAGGCGTGGCTCATAGATAACAGCAGGAATGTGTCAATCGAAGAAGTGATTCCTGGTAAGGCCTATACAATGAGTGACGGGATTGGCGGCAAGATAGTTGTAATGCAGGCAGATGGACCCTTACTCAACGAAGCCGGGCAGCAAGTCATGTCTAAGTATCGCTCTGGCACCGATGCCGATACTGTCGAGGTTAGCCCTGAATTGTGGGCGAAGATCGAGAAGAAGGGTCTTGGCAAGGACGTTGTGCTTCTAAACCATTATGTAGGTTCTACTATGCCACATGAATCATCACATGTGATTATACAGAATTCTCCTGAAGCAGTTGGCGGTGCTTTGCTTAATTTCTACGATAAGGCAGCGACCCTTTCTCTTGAGGAAATACAGGCGTGGAAAGAGCGTGACGCTGACAAGGTGGCACTTGATGTTTCTGAAGAAGGGTCTATGTACCCCGAAGAAGCTGAGTGGAGAACACAGCAAGCAAAACAGGCTCGTATCAATAAACTTGAAGCTCCGTCTGAAGCTATCGAAGCAAGAGCAGCTAGACAGGGTGGCAGGGTCGGCGATATCTATGCCCGTCTTGACGTTGCTATTCGCGGCAAGAGTGCTTCTGAAGCAAGCAAGAAACGACATTATGAGAATCAGGTTATATCCTCTGTTCGTACTGGAAGTAAAGTAAGGACGTCACATCTTGGCGTGGCTTCTCCTACGGACATTGGACCTCGTATTGGACGTATTGGCCGGAAGACTGCCGATGTTGCTCAGGCTGGCGTACAGGCGGCTAGAGAAGGCGATGTGGGGGCTAAAGCAAGGTCTGCTGGTGGCCGTATTATGGGTATCGGCAAGAAAGCTGTTAATAGGGTGGCTAACTCTGTCAGTAAAGGCACTGAGCTGAATCAGAGTATGCCAACAATTACATTTGGCGACAAAAGTGTATTCCGAGCTTCTAGCTTTGCTCCAAAAATAAACGCAAACGGCGAATTAGTTCTGAAGATGGCAACAGACACCATGTTCGAAAGTAATTTTATCGGTAAAGGAACAGGGATATCATTCACTGACGATCTAAATCAGGCACAGGAATACGGCGAAAGGACTGGCTCGGATTACTATTTCTATGAACTTTCAGAAAAAGGATGGGAAATTGCTTCGGAAGGAAAAGAAGTATTGGACGGGCAAGAGGCGTCCTCAGATGAATTTTCAGGAGAGCGTAGAATATCATATAGTCATGCAATAAAAATACCAGCAGGGGAGTTTTCTGTACAGCGAGTGCAATACGAGAGGCCATCTTCGTTCGGACGAGACTTTACAGATAAGTACAACCTACCATTCAAATCTCCAGAGCATATGCGTAGGAATATTACTCTTGAAGAAATATCGAATATGTATAAGGATATGGTAGCGTATTTAGTTGACACATTGAATGTTCCAAAATCAGAGATACCTTCTTTTGAGAGCGAAATAGACTCGATCGACGATTGGGACTCATATTCAACAGGCGGTTTGAAAGCTATCCATCAGAAATACAAAAAAGAATACGATTCTGGAATCAGCATTGGCATATTCTCTCAGTTTGCTGAGGCTGTTCGAAAATGGAAAGCTTTAACTGAGACACATAATCTAAGGCTTAAGAGAAAAGGCATAGATGCTTATCGACGGATAAAAAAAGGAACTGCCACCGCAGAGGATGCAAAGTGGTGGGAATTCGATCTCGTATCATTTTCCGCCACTGACAAACAAGCGGCTAAGGATCGCGTAATACGCTCCGATAAATTATGGGGCTTTAACGGCAAAGGCACTGAACTCAACCAGCCCATGCCCAAAATAGAACAATATGACTTTGTAAGAGAAATGGAAGATGACATCGAGCGTGGGTATGACTATCTTGAATCTGCCGATAAACTTAACGCTGAATATGAAGCATCTACGACTCTGCACCAAAGAGAAGCGGCAAGAAAGCATATTGGTGACACTCTCGCAAGGTGGGCTATGGAGGGTGACGATAACCCTCGTAGCGGATGGGCTAGAGATTTGCTGTCTCGATGGAAAGACCGGTATGTGGATTTCGGACAGAAAGATAACTATTGGGATGTTGGTGCTACAGATCGAATGGTTAAGTATGTCAACTACGCAATCGCAGCAAGTATTATCGAGTCGCACGAAGCGAGAGAGCTTTCCAATGATATGCGATATCTAAAACCGTTCTTGACCGAACAGGATATCCAAGAGTTGGTTCCTATGACTGCTGTTTCTCAACAGAAAGCAATTCCACCTGCTCCCTACGGCTCTATAACAGCTGGGCGAGGTGTTGTCACGCAACAAAAGTATACGTCCAAATTGCTTCGCTCTAAGCCAAACGCGGCATTCCTGTTTGGTGATAATCTTCAAGGTCGCGGAAAAGGCGGGCAGGCTGTTATACGAGATGAACCGAACGCGTACGGCATTCCTACTAAAAAGAAACCTTCAATGAGTCAGGGTTCATTTTTTAGTGATGCCGAGTACGATTCTAATGTCCAAGCGATAAACGCAGCCCTTAAAAAGATTCCGTCTAATATGCCCATAGTCCTTCCGTCTGGCGGGATCGGGACTGGGCTTGCTAAGTTACGAGAGAAGGCTCCAAGGACATTTAAATATCTAACTCAGGCATTGAGTAGATTTACGGATAGCAAGGCGGGACCAAAGATCGGCGGGAAGAAGAGCGAGCAAGCACCTGAACTAAAACTCGGCAAGAAACAAGCCATCGCATCCGAGACTGCCAGATTAGCTTTCAAAGCAAACTACGACAAGCTTGAACAGCGTAAGGACGGATACGTTGACAGGTACGCAAAAGACAACAACCTTAACAGCCTTGAACGTACTGAACTACAGAAGTTCATGGATGGCAGACTTCAGCGTGCGATCAATAATGAATCGGTATACACTGCTAAAACTGCAACAGAGAAACGGTTTGTCAATGAACATAAGAAAGCACTTACTGAGCTTAAACAAACAGCAGAACTGATGCCCGGCTTACTGAAGACGTATATGGCCGATAAGAACGTCAAGGCTCGACAGACCCGTAAGGCGGGCGTAGCAAAACTCAAGCGACTCCTGAAGTATTACAGGGATGGCAAACTTGGCCAGATACCTTTCGAAGACTTTGTTAAGCAATTCAATGCGTATATGCAGGAATCATACGCCAGGACAAAGAAAGCTCCAAAAGAAGATTCGGAAGAGTTCTCATTATTTGAGGAAGCTAAAGCAAGCGAGTTTACTGTCGAACTTAAGCGAAAGATCGATGCCGACCAAGAATTCAACGGAGAGGCCGCTGAAGCACTTGAACGTGCAAACGTCGAAGCATTAGTGGCTATCGAGAGTGCAAAGCGTAAGACTACTGGTGGAATGAGCAAGCCTTATGCTTTCATGCAAGGCGATGTGAATACGCCTACCAGAAGTGTAGAAACAATGTTAGCAAGGATGGGTCCGCTTGTCTCTGATATAGAGCGAGCAAAGCATATAGCACAGCAAAGAGGTGATAAGCAGAATCTTAATGACCTCGGCATGCTTTCGGAAGAACTAAGCCTTCTGTCTGGTTCTAATCCGACACAAGCAGAAGTAGAGAATGCGATTGAATCAATCTCAGAAGCATTGGGCAGAGTTCATAATTGGAGTCCACAGCAGATTCTTGCTCATAAGTACAAGTCATTGGAAAGCAAAGAGACCACCTCGACTAGAGGTATCGACCAAAGAGAGGTAGTGACTGCGGTAGACGAGGACATGGCTTCTCGTGCATATGCTACCTCAATGGCAAGCTCTACGGACTCTATCAGGCTTACTGGCAAGCGTGTCAGTACGGCAACAGCTAAAGACCTGAAGGGTATATCGCCAGAAGAGAATCTCCGTCCTACTGCATTTGGGGTTGAAGGACAATACAGCCAACAGGTCTACGAGGGAGTCATACTTCCATTAACAGAGCAGGCTTATATAGATATGGGGCTGGGATATGATAATCGTTCAACGATCGGGCCTGAAGGCTATGTGGACATACTTAGAGTTGGTAGCATGGAGTTTGACCTTGACGCGTCTGATCTTGACATAGACTACAAAGACCTTGCAGTAAGCGGGAAGTCAGAAATGCTTGACCCTGGCAAGGATAGACGTATCATACGCCAGATGACAGAGATGCTTGGCCCTAACTGGGCAATACAGGCAGAAGCGAACCGTGGTGGTCAGATCGATGCCGACATCACCCGAGTTTACACTGCTATCAAGAATGGACTATTCAAGAAGAACAGCCGTAACGCAATGCAAGAGATAGAGGCAGCGGCAATGCACTCTCTGTTTGCGTTCGCCGGCAATGAACTCAATAAGAAGGCAGAGTCAAAGAAGGACCGAGCAAAGCGAATTAAGAGGTTTCTGCCAGTCGAAGGTACATCTGCTCAGTTTGCAGATTATTCGACAATTATGGCCGATGCGGTATGTGACTTCTTTATCGAGATGGGGCTTGTTGACGACAAATCATTCGTCTCTTTCCAAGCGTTACCCGGTGAGATTACCTTTGAAAGCATTGAAGACCTGCTGATAGAGGAAGCGGCGGCTACAGAGGTTAGTTCTCGGGTGCATGGTTCTCCAGATATAGACCCAGAGGCTCATGCAACCGTCCAGACGGACGTTGGTAGCCGGAGTGATATCCGGACTATCATTAATACTTCTCTTACTGCACAAGCGGCAACTCGTAAGTTTGCCAAAGACCTTGGTGAATTATTGACTGCTGACCTGCCGAAAGCTGACATACAGCATAGAATTGGGTACAAGGTCGCATACCAAGGCGTAGCAAGCCAAGCAATGACCGTATCTCGGGCTATGAACAACCTAGCACCTGTTGACGCCAAGAACGCATTAATGAAGACTGCGGCGGCATCGCGACAGTATACCGAGATGACTATCGCTGAATTACTTGACAATACACTTAACGACTTCCTTGGCAGAACGCATGGTAAAGAAGGTGCCGAAGCGGTTGCTTTCGAGAATACTCTTGGCGTGTCTTCTCCTGAAGTGAAGAAACTGCTGGATATTCTCTCTTCTGGCAAGAGAAGAACGATGGCAAATTATAGATTTATGAAAGAAGCAATGGGGACTGGCGATCCAGCTAGGCCGGGCATCAATAAAGCGGCAAAGCAGAAGACGCTACATGCTCTATTTGAATTGCAAAACCTACTCCAATACGGCGACAAGGCTGGCGACGAAGGCGATATAGACCTGCTCGTCAAGGGTATAGAGCAAGATGCTGATCTGGAAATTGTTGACGAGGCAATAGGCAGATTACAGAAGCGTATCGACCTGAATATGTCAATGAAGTCAGTCTCAGGGGATGAAGCAGCGAAGATTGTTGCCGCTGCTCTGACGCACATTGACTTTGCCGACCAATTATTCGGTATCTCTGGAATGCGTAAGCTCAAGGCTCTGATCGAATCAATGAAGCTTGAGAAAAGCTATCTTGACATATTCGGCATGAAACCAGAATACAAGATGCGTGACATCATACGGAACGTACTTTCTGGCAAGCAGGATTCTAAGCCCCGCGGTGTTGCCGGCGAATACTCTCGGGCGATGCGGTTTGCCGCTGACGCTATGAACTCCGAGAAACCAGCCGAGACTATCGAAGCACAGAGAACTGCCATACAAGCGAACATAGACCGTCTGACGGCAATGGATAAGCTGACTAATGACGAGAATTATGCTCTCGCTCAATACCATAACTACCTCGCATCGATGGACAAGGTTGCGGAGATCGTAAACAGTGAGGGCGAGTATGGCCAGAAGCTCAATTCGTGGCTGAAGACCGACTATAAGAAAATGTCGGATGCATTCTACGATGATGTCGTCTCCCGGAGCAAGTTTGCCGGTGAGAAGCAATATCTCTATAATGCCGCCGTATTCGTTCAGAAACAGACCGAAGAGACTCCGGAGCATCTTATGAGCCAGATTACAGGCCGGATGCTTGAAAAGAGATACGACAACCTTGTTCCGCATCTTGCAGAAGGAAAGGTTCTCAAATTCGACAACTTTCTTGTCAATGCTCTTGAGGCTCAGAACCAGTCCATCGAAGCATTGAGTAATCAGGAGATGATTCATGCTAATCTGTTCGATAAGTTCTTCACTCTGAAACCTCAGTCTGGGTATTCAGTATTGAAACCGGCAGGAAGCAAGCTCTATGCTCTGAAGATCGTCAAAGACGGCAAGATAGTTGACCGGGCAAAGGATTTCGATTCTGCCAAAGAAATATCAAAGAAACATCAAGGCTCAACAATCGAAGGTGAGTATCGTGACGTATATGCTCCCAACGAGATTGCAGACTACTTCAACAAGATCACGGCGACGTCTCCTCTTCGGAATAACAAATTCCTTATGGGGCTTATGAGCCTTAACGCTAAACTGAAAGCGATTCGCATTAATTTCGGAATGTTTCATCGTCGTGGTCTTCTTTGGTCTGCTATCATGGCCGGGGAACTGAATGCTGACTATAAGGATCAGGTTGGGGTCATGAACAAGATGAAGAGCCGGTTTGACTATGGTAGCCGGCGTCAGGCTGGAATGGACATGATGATGGAGTTCTCGCCTGAGATGATGGCATTGAACTATTATGGCATGACCTTGTTCCAGGTTCAGGATATCGGCAAAGAAAACCTGCAGAATAAGACCCGCATCGAGAAGTTCATTGCCGGACACAAACGTGGTGAGACTACCAAGATAGTCGGTAAGGGTGCTAAGAAGTTCGAAGCAATGACATCAAGACTTCAGGGTGAGCTATTCGGGATATTTGGATCCTCACTGAAGACTGCCACTGCGTTCAATGAGCTTGTCGCACTTCAGACAAATAACCGAGTGCAGATTACTATTGAGAAGAAGGCAAGCGAGAGAGAATATTTGAAAACTAAAGACAAGAAATTCATCGCAAAACATGTTCTGGCTAATTGGGAAGTATTTGGCCAAAAAGGAGATGTTGAGTTTGACGACTTCTATTCGGCCAAGGAAGAAGAGATATACCGCGTTGTTGCCGGATTAGCTAATGCTGACTTCGGTGGTATGCATATGGGTCGGTTGGGGGTATCGAAGGGTGCTCAGGACGTAATGAGGCTGTTATTGCTCGGTCCTGACTGGACATATTCTAATATCATATCTGCTGTGAAAGCTGTTCCTGGGCTTAAACCCACGGGCAAGATCGATGGCGTTGGTACAAATCGTGCCGGCACTGATCTTGAAAGGAAGGTTTATCAGGCGTTCTGGTTGCGGATCATTGGTCGAAGTCTTGCTATCACCACCGCGATAAACCTGCTTATGGCCGGTATTGATGATGACTCCATAGCCGAAAGAATGAGAAAAGCCAAAGGTCGTGGGAAATTTAACATCCTTAAGGCCGATATAAGCCCGTTTATACACTTAATGGGCGGTGATCGGGAAACAGACCACTATCTGAATACTCTCGGTCACTTCCTTGACCCTGCTAAGATTGCTTTTGATCCGGTACGGATGGCATATCATAAGAGTTCAACGGTCGCAAAGCCGATTGCTGACCTGATAAGCGGCACTCGGTATGACCATAAGCGTCCGACCACATTCTCAAAGATCGGTCAAGAAGGGCTTGCAACGTGGAAAAGCGGTAAGCGTGGCCCTTTGTCTCATGCGGAACTGCCGTCATATGCTACATGGCAGGCGATACAGCTTCTTCCGATTCAGGCAAAGAATGTGTTTGAGCTGTTTGGCGGAGAAGAGAACGTGATAACTGGGATTATGAAGACAAACCTTGGATTGGATGTAAACAGAACATACAAACGATAATTGCAGTCTGCCTTACTGCGTCAGAATCCCCGGACCTAATCCTGCCGGGGGTTCATTTTTGTTTCACTATTCACTCACTTTCTCGTTATGCATTCCATCATCAACAGATTCAAAGTATCTCAGTGGATGATTACCGCATTCGAATTCGATTAGCAGCATATTTGCCGCATCTACAAGATGTTCAAGATTGCCAGTTAATACATATTCTGTAATTCTTCGCTGTGCTTCGCCAGGCATGTCGTAACCGGCAATGCTCTTTTTCTTCTCTTCCATGAGTTCGTATCTAAATGAACCCATAACCAGACGGTTTCGCATTAACTGCTCAAACCGAGGACTCCATTCAGACTCATAAAGGTCATCAAGTGTGATCTTCTCTACTCCTGCCGCCAGAAGAAGTCTTCTTCTCATTATACCATGGGTTGATTTAGCCATTATCCTCTCCAATCTACGATTATACGTCCATGTTCTTTAAGTTTACAGTTATCGAGGTCACACTGGTCATCAGTAAGAACACATACCCGATAGTCTCCATCATGTGCCCAGGCACTTAGTGGGCATGAGTCTTGACCTTTGTATACATATCTTTTGGTGCGTAAGTTACGCTTTTTCTTCTTGAGATGATCATTCTTTAGGTCAAGAAAAGCTTCATACTGAGCAGGAGTAACAGGCTTTCCAATTAGATTCTCGAACCATCCGGGATTCTTATGCATTCTACTGCCGAGTTGTTTGATTTGCTTGCTGTTATACGAGCCATTGTAGCTTACGCCAGCTTCGATCATATCGCGGGTAAGTATAACTTTCTTCATGATAATCCCTTCATAATAATATTAACTGTTAAATCTATACTGTACTGTAAGTCTTTGCGTGTTTGGTAGGTTACTTATAAACTATACTATCAAGGTATTGGTGAGATAAGCAGATTTCCCCCTAGCCAAAGGAGGAAACCGTAAAGCTTTATCAAGTATAGCGGAGCCGACAAGCTTTCAATCCCACAGTATGCTCGCCATGATGCCCATACTGTTAAGCGACGGCCTAATCGACAGTGCGGATACCGAATCGATCAGGACTTGTACTTCACTGGATTGCTTTCAGGCCCAGTAGCCATCCTCGCTTGCTCAACGCCATTATGGAGCGAATGCCACTTACTTCTCTGTACCAACCGGAGCTGATACTGGGTGGAGGCAATAAAAAAAGGCCTCGTGTGTCAGCCACCCGGTGAGGAGGTTTGTCACGAAGCCTTGTATTTTCATATTCACCGGATAAACTAACAAAAGAAAGTATACCACAGAATACGAATAATGCAATATTTAATTGTAAATAAAAAGAAATGCCGGTTTATGGAGTTGTAACCGGCATCTCAAAAGGAACTTATCACGGCTGACGTTATACCCGACCTTCAGCTGCGGGCCTCGATGACTTGAGGAATGGCAAGAAACTCACCAAGAGTCACTTTCTACCACATATTCTACCCCAATCCAGCCCATTGTCAACACCGCACTTAGAATATCCCCAAAATACCCCAAAAACAACGTTCTATACAAGCCGATCTGAGCCGATTTAAGTCCCACCCCGGCAATGAGCCGCAAATCGGGAGTTTTGCCACTGACGACGAATATACAAGCCCTGTGCGTGAGATTAAAAGCAACCCAAACCACCACCAACACGAAAATATTGACAAACTTCACCAAATCCCACAAAAAACACCGCCCCAATCCAAATACACACCGGGCAAGACGATAATACACACCGGGCAAAAATCCACGAAAATCAGCACTTTCACAGAAACTTCCAAAATCACACAAAATTCCAACCAAAATCACGGAAAACCGGAAAATTAAAATCATGCATTAAGATGCAAAAAACCGCGATTTCTTTACTTCTACTGTATACGGCGACACCTTACGCAAAATCATACAAAATCCGGCAATCCTTGACATGACACAACCACATTTCTAAGCCAAAAACGCATATTCCACATCCCCACAAAAATATGAAGTGCATATGAAACCACGCAACCAAGGAATCATAAAATCAAAATCCCCCAAAATCATAAGCAAGAGAGGATTACATCACTACACAAGCGAAGGTACCGGTCTTTATCGGATTCGCGTTTCGTGGGTTTAAAACAAGGCGGGGGCCTTTGCCTTGGTGTTGTTGTGTTAATATTATATCTTGTTCTTTGAAAGGAACGTATCATGGAAATGAACAAACAGAACACACTCGGAATACATGCGTTTGGTGCGGATGTAAGCATAAGCGTCACTGGCCTGGATAAACCCATAAAGACCGTACTGCACGGCGTAAAGGGCATTCTCGGACTGTCACGCAAGAATGTCAACAAGGCGGCTAAGTTCCTCGCAGCCAAGACCGAGTAGCTCAGGGAGCAAGAGGGAGACTAGCAATCTCTCTCTTTTTTTCTTATTTAAACAAATAATAGCCTAATACCGCTAACAAGAGAAGGTAAGGCGTTAACTACTATTGACCTATTTTGTTTGGTAGGGGTGTAACATGTATCGCTTTATTGTTTTTGTATTGTTGGTCGTGTTGTTATTGTATTTGGTATATGTTATGCTCTTATGAGTGTTATGGTAATACATATCACAGTAAGGAAGTGGCCGCGTTTGATATGGTTCGAATGGGTCGTTAATTAGTGTTGTATATCTGGAGTATTTATTATGGGATGTCAGCCGAATCCAACAGGTGAGATTGTGTGTTGTTTACAGTGTGGCAGAGACACTAAGTCTAAGTGGTCTCTGTGTAATCAATGTGGGCCCCGTGCAGGTGCTCGTCAGGGCTTCGTCAATACCAGCAAGAACCGTGAACGTAAGGACCGTAAGCAAAACCCATACTATCACATTAAATGAATTATTGTAATATCGAAAGGATTTATTATGGTTATGGAAAGATTTATAAGACCGAACGAAAAGTGTGATTGTGAGCAATATACATCACTGGGCATACCTGTGGTTATTGGAACTAAGTGTGTTATTACTGAATGCCATGTATTCAAAGAGATTGAGTATGCGAAGCTCAGGCGGGCTGTTCAGTGTGCCGCCATTCAATGCAGTGCCATTGCACCTTTCACAGAAGACCAGTTAGATGCATGGGTTGATATTATGTATAATTTCTTATTACCTTAAGTCTCTTCTAATTTGTTGGCATTTGCCTTTGTTTTATTGTGTTATGTTTTATTTTATTATTGCTGGGTTAAAGTGTGTCTGGACACTCGTTAGCAACTGCCGGTTCGATTCCGGCTCCCAGCCTTCAGTACCTCATGCACAACGAAGTGTGTGAGTAATGTATCAACGCCTGAAATGGGCACATTTGAAAGGGTATCACAATGAGTAAGAACCAAAGAACAGTAGCAGTAGGTAATGGAACTAAACTTGGTGAGTTCCGTAACGAATCTTGTAAGAGCGTCAGGACAGCAGTATGGCAGAATGAGGGTGAAAAGGGTGTTATGCACTCTGTACAGCTTCAGAAGGGCTATAAGGCTCGTGGATCACGTAAATGGACAAATATGAACATCACATTCCTCAACAAGCTTGAGATTCAGTCCGCAATCGCCTGCCTTCAGGGTGCTCTTGAGCTTATGCCCGAGAATGTCACACAGAACGCAGGTACGGCAAGCGAATACACTAGTGTTAGCGTAAGCTAGTGCTTTCAGTCACGGCAGGTCAGGCATTCACGGTGCTTGGCTTGCCTTTTTTTAAGGAAACGATAATGCCTATTGCCAACCCAGAAGCTAAAAAGACTTATATGAAACAATGGCGAATTAATAATAAAGCAAAGATATCTGCTAAGTGTAAAGAGTATTACATGGCTCATAAGCGTGAAATCAATGCTAATAACAAAGAATGGAAGAAGGCAAATCCTGCAAAGAAGAAAGAAGCTGATCGTAAATACTACCAAGCCCACAAAGAACAGTATAATGCACTTTATCGAAAGTACAGCAGAGAACTAACTGATAGTTTAGTGAAGAAAAGAATTATAAACCACACAAGCTTAAAGTATATAGATGTACCTCAATCAATGGTTCAAGCCAAACGGGCTGAATTACAATTTCAACGTCTTATTAAGGAACAGCAGAATGAAAACGAACAAACCGCGTAACATGACAGAAATGACAAATCAAATGTTAGATTTAATCGAAGACATGAAGACAGGTGGAATCAGGGTTGCTGACGCCAAAGAGCGATTTAATGGATATGGCAAGGTTATAGCTGGAAACAAGGCTATTCTTGAGAACATGAAGCTGATTAAAAGCACAAAAGGAGTTAAGTTCTTGATGGAAGATTAAAGCAGTAACGCATTCAGGTCGGCAACGGCCTGTTTGCCTTTTTTTATTGTAGCATGTGGGTCAAAGCGGTTGGGCATGGATGCCTGGCCGTATTTTTTTTATGGACAGCGAATTTTACTACTACTAATTTGAAAAGGAAAAACAATGATAATATTTAAGATGATAGCAGTATGGGTAACAGCATTCACAGCAACGTACCTTGCATTGTGGTTGATGAGTCACACTCCACCGCTTGAAGATGTATCTATCAAGCCCATTAAGGCTCCTGAGGTCGTCACAGACAGCTTTGAGAGGCTTCTTGATGCCATAGAATGGGTAGAGAGCAAATGCGACTCACAGGCAGTCGGAGACAATGGGAATGCAGTTGGCTCTTTCCAGATATGGAAGATTATGGTAGATGATGTCAACCGGATACTCAAAGGACGGAAAATGTATACCTACCGTGACCGTACTTCAAGAATAGCTAGCAGAAATATGTGTCGAATCTATTTCACACACTATTGCGATGGTATGTCTTATGAGGACATGGCTAGATGCTGGGTATCGGGTCCACAAGGGTACAAAAAAGACTGTTCTATACCTTATGGAAGAAAAGTAATAAAAAGAATGAAAGGAATGTAATGGCTAAATACAAAGGGAAGTACATTGCAACAATCAAAGCCGAAGACGTTGGTTGGCTGTTCAGAAGCATTCCAAAGGTAAATGTGCCTTTAGGATATGGCTGGGGAATGGTACGGCCCGTTGATGTCGGTAAAGATATATATGTCCACAACGGACGGTGGAGTATCGAGAACACAGACCAAATGCTTGCTCGTTTAGCTGATTCTGCTACCGCTGGCCTTTGACTCTGTTTTATTGCAACTATTTTATTATTTTATTTTATTTTATTTTTGAAAGGAAAGAACAATGAGTAAGTTTATGAAGATCAGCAACACAGTGGAAGTTGAACCAAACGCGTTTAAACTGCTTGGAGCTTGCACAAAGCGTAGCGATAACTCCAAGATTGGGTATTTCGGCTCTGGCTTGAAGTATGCAATGGCAGTATTCATGCGTGAGGGGATTAACCTCCGAGTGTTTGCAGGCGAGAAAGAGGTTGTCCTTGATACTGTCACCGAACAGTTCAGAGATGAATCATTCGAGGTCATCACAGTCGATGGCGAGAAGACATCTCTCACTACCGGAATGGGAGTTGACTGGAAGATATGGCAAGCAATCAGAGAGATATACTGCAATGCACTGGATGAACAGGACTGCTTGCTTCAGATTGGCAGTGAAGAACCGCATGGTGTGGCTGGTTGCACTTCATTCTATATTGAGGTCAAAGAGGACTCAGATGTCCAAACAGTAATAGAGACTTGGGACAAATTCTTCTCAAGCAATCTTGTTCCTATAGCTGAGTACGACAACTCAAAGGTGTTTGCTAAAGATCTAACTGACCTGACTGTTTACCGAAAAGGGATACGGTGTCATGAGTCAACTTGGTTATCTCTGTATGACTATGACTTGGACGATATCAGAATCAACGAAAGTAGACTTATTGATTATCCGTGGCAGGTAAAAGAAAAGATTGCTACTATACTGGCTCATGCAGCAACGCCAGACATGATACAAAGGTATTTCAATATCTTTTCGTGTGGAAACTTCGAGCACACGGACCAATACATTGAATCTGTATGCGATTGGAACTATGGCGGGAAATTCAATGATAATTGGCTTAGTGCAGTATCAGGTAAAGAATGTATCCCATATGAACATGGTGGTAGCATAAGGAAAAAGCCTCACATTGAATACATTACAATACCAAGGAAACTCATCAAAGGACTGCAAGACCAGTTTGGTGATGTGGTTGTCAATGCATTAGCTGGAAGAGTAATTGGAAGCGACTGGATTGAGATAGAACCAGACAAAAGGACTGCATACCTGCTCGACAACTGTAAACAATTCTTCGATGATGTAAACCTGCCAGTTAAGCATAATATCATAGTAGCTAAGTTCGAAGACAAGGACATACTCGGACTTGCATTGCCCAAGAAAGAGACAATCGTTTTGTCTACTCGATGCATGGATCTAGGCCGTAAACGGATTGTATGCACTATCCTTGAAGAGTGGAGTCACCTTGAATCAGGTCAGGGAGATGAAACAAGAGGATTTCAGGACTTCTTGGTCGGCCAGATAATAACTAATTTGGAAAACCAAAACGGTATATTTCTTTAGAAAGGAAAAAAAAATGTATGAACTGTATTTAATATTAAAGGCATTGGTAATCTGCGTAGGAATACCGATTGTCGTTCTGTGGCTGCTGGTAGTTCGTGAGAAAAAACAGAACAGTCAGTCGCCAAGACAGACTAAGCTGCCTTACAAGAAAACATACAAACCAATGACAAAAGCTGGAAGCATCGATCTTATCCAGTACGATATTCTTACAGATAAGGAAAGGAAAACTAAGCATGATACTCGATGTTGACGGGAAACGTTATTCATTCAGGCCGGTAAGCCAAGAGATACATAACGGATACCAAAGCTGGTTCAAGCTCGCCAGTGAAGGTAAAAACAAAAATAGACCAGTAGCAGCTCATTCATTGCCAGTATTTTGCCTTCGTAAAGGCGTAAAGTTTTACACTGGTGGATGTCAATACAAAGTAATAAGTATTTAATTAAGAAAGGCAGACAAGCATGAACAATATAACAATCACAAAAGTATTAATCGATAAGATCGACGTAAGTACTAACCCAAGAAAGATTACCAAGAAAGACGTCACCGAACTAACGGCCAGTATCAAACGGGTCGGCATTCAGGTACCGATCGCTGTACGAATCTCAGGCGACGGATATGAACTTATCTGTGGTGGACGAAGAGTTGAAGCGGCAAAGCAGAATAAGCTTAAAGATATTCCTGCATTGGTTTATTCAAGCGATACTCCGGACTCAGAGATTGTCAATATGACACACTTTGAGAACTGTTATCGCCAAAACCTTAAACCAATGGATGAAGCACGTTCGGTCAAGAAGATTTACGAACAGTGCGGAACCTATTCAGATACAGCAATGATTCTTGGCAAAACACCACAGCAAGTAGCAATGTGTGTGAATGTCCTTAAGGGACTGTCTAAGTCGTGGGCTAAGGAGTTTAGAAAGAAGTCGTCTGATTACGAGCCAACTCTTGCTCATATGGAATTACTTGCCAGATTGTCAGACGAAGTGCAAGAACGCCTGTTCGAGACAACTAACGACTGGGAATTTAATCACCTCCGTGATTTTAAGCATATCTGCAGCAAAGAACAGCGTTGTTTATCTGAAGCACCGTGGGATATTGAAGAGCATTGCAATGAGTGTGCCAAGCGTACAGATGTGCTGCAAACTTTGTTTGAAGCTGTGGGAACCGGCAAGGCTGGACAGTGCCTTGACAAAGACTGCTGGTCAGGCCAATACGCGGATCATATCTCAAGGCTTTTATCGGCAGCCAAAGAAAAACATGGCGATATAAGGTATGGGACTGACGGATATATTATCTATTCTGAAAAAAAGTCCATACAAGACGCTTACGGTAAATGCATTGCACTTTGTAATACAGAGAAAGCAAAGAAATCCGAAGATGGTGCGTTTGCTCTATTCATTGTTGCCGGTAAGAAGATCGGTAAAATAATGTGGCGTAAGTTCCCAAAAGGTAAGAAAGCAAGCTCCGAAGGAACCGGCAAAGGCCCGAAAACGCTCAAGGAACGTCGTGACGAGCTTAACCGTAAAAGATGGTCATTCGTTAATGTAACACTCGTAAAGCTCCTCAGCGGCGACTGGGACGTTACACAGCTTAAGTACGCAGACAAGGTAACAGCAGTGATGTATCTGGTGTCATGTTTCGGTGTTAGGACATTCGAATCTAACAAAATCGAAGATATTGACAAAACACTGAACGCCAAAGAGGTTCAGGCAGCGATGACAGACAAACTATTCGAGATGGTACAAGGTACATTCATGCACGACCTTGAATGGCGTGGACCGATCACACAGATACCGGATTCAATGATTAAGCTAACAAGCTTGGTTGCTAATATATTCGTAATTGATATTGTGCCATACTTCGAAGAAGCAAAGCTTGAGTACAAAGAACCGAAGTCATGGGCTAACCTTAAAGCAGACGGGACTCCAAAGAAATGACTTGGAAGGAACTCAAAGAACAAGCCGAAAGATTAGGCATAGCAAACACACAATATGTCATTGTCGATGTAGACGATGATGCAAAACAAAATGATTTGATGGTTACAGAAGTTGGACTGAATACAGTAATCATTGAAGCACACTCTTAACAAAAAGGAATTTAACAATGAATACTAAAACAAACAAGATAGACCTGCGGGATCAAATTGAAAGCCATTGCCAACAATGCTCGCACGTTAGTACGTCGATGTGCAATGGATGCTTCTTTGCTTCTGTTGACTTCACAGACGAACAGCTTGGCGGTAAAGAGCAATACAATCGGGCGTTTAATTATATCCGTGTGTCTAACGTGAAAGGCTTTAAACGTGAAAGGCCGTTTGGTAATTATCTGAATATTGAAAGAAAGGATTTAGTAACAAATGAATGAATATATTGAATTTCTTGGTATCATCGATGCCATCAATACATGCGTTCGGGGAAACGACAAGGCCGGGGCTATTGAATTATTAGATACTGCCAAGGAATTATATAATCTTAAAATTGAAGAATTTGAATTAACGGAAGGAAAAGACAATGCGTAAATTTAAGTTAACAAAAACAATTAAACTTTGTAATGGCATCACTTTTTATCAAATTAAAGCTGAGATTGATTTTGAAAATATAGCAAAAGGAGACCTTGGCGGATGGGTAGAAAAAGAAACATGCCTCTCTCAGTCCGGTAACGCATGGGTATCCGATAACGCAAGCGTGTACGGTGACGCATGGGTGTACGGTAACGCAAAGGTGTACGGTGACGCAAGGGTGTCCGGTAACGCAAAGGTGTACGGTGACGCAAAGGTGTACGGTAACGCAAAGGTGTGCGATGACGCATGGGTGTACGGTAAGGCATGGGTGTACGGTAAGGCAGTGGTGTACGATGACGCAAGCGTGTCCGGTAAGGCAAGCGTGTCCGGTAACGCAAAGGTGTGCGGTGACGCATGGGTGTCCGGTAAGGCAAGCGTGTCCGGTAACGCAAAGGTGTACGGTGACGCAAGCGTGTCCGGTAACGCAAGCGTGTGCGGTGACGCATGGGTGTACGGTAACGCAGTGGTGTACGGTAACGCAGTGGTGTACGGTAACGCAAGGGTGTCCGATAACGCAAGCGTGTCCGGTAACGCAAGGGTGTCCGGTAACGCAAGGGTGTCCGGTAACGCAAGGGTGTACGATGACACAAGGGTGTCCGGTAACGCAAGGGTGTACGATGACGCAAGGGTGTCCGGTAACGCAGTGGTGGTTACGCCTATTTTAACGCTCATGTATGCTTGCCAATATACTGTAACAGCTTATTGTGATTTTATACAAATAGGATGTAAATTACACACGCAAACCGAATGGGCTAAGATATTTAAAGAAGGAACCTATATAGATTTGTGTGTCGACGAGCAATCCTATCTTCGGTGTAAAGCTGCTTTTGAATTTTGCGTTTCAGTTATGGAATCAAGAAAGGACTTAAAAAATGAGTAGAATAGGATATTTACCACACGCGAGAATGTTTAACAGTTTTAAGGGTGTCACAGCAATGAATGCGACTGGAATAATGGAACAAGCGGGAATGGATTTCGGAGTAATGAAACATGACCTTTATTATGGCTCAGAAGGACTTAACGCCTTTTCCCATAAAGCTGTTGTAAAAAGCCAGTCGCAAGAACTTTTAGGCGTTGTAGGACGCGATTACAAGGTAGTTGATAACAGAACAGTCGCAAATGCTGCATGTACTATCGCTGAATCCCTGGGTGGCAAAATTGGCAAGGCAGGAGTCATGCATTCAAAGAACTATGCTCTTGGAAGCAGAATCGGGTTCCATTCAGACCTCGGAGGCTTTGATGTTGGCGGCGACGAGATGCGGAAGCAGATGTTCATCACGTCATCGCACGACGGAAGTTCATCGCTAACTATCAGGCTTGCGGTATTCAGACTAATCTGCACGAACGGAATGATGGCTTTTGATGATTCGGTAGGAAACTGCATCAAGATACGTCACAAAGGAAATATTAACCAGTCGATTGGAAAGGCAATCGATAAGATAAGACTCGCCGAGGGGTTCTTTACGCAAACCAGACTTGATCTTGAAAAGATGCGGACGGTTGGGATAACCAGCTATGAGGTTGCTAGATTCTCTGAACAGCTGTTTCCAAAGACTAAGACCAAAAAGACTGGCGACAAGCCCGTATTGACTGCCCAGACCGCCAAGAAGCGGTGTAGAATCGTCCAGCTGTTTAAAGAGCAGGATTTACCAAACCGAGACGTTTATCGGCTGTATCAGGCTGCTACGGAGTATGTTGATCATGACAGAGCAATCCGTATCCGAAAGTCAAGCGACGTAGGCAGCACAGCCTTTGATAATATTACCGCTGGGACTGGTAATAATCTTAAAAAACGAGCTTATGAGCTTTGTATGGAACTGACAGAGTAAGTATGACAGGAGACATCGACCTCGAAAAACTCAACATATCCGTTCCGACGATGTTCGTCGATGGTAAACCAATAAGCTTTACATCAAAATCAATCGCCGAAATCATAGACAAACAAGATTGGTACGAGATGGTAGAGCTTCAATTATGGATAACAAAACAATTTTTAGACCATATCGAATGGGATTTAGGAAAGGAGATTACGGATGATAACGTAGCAAGAGCATTACTCGTCTTCCAGATTTTAGGAATAAAACCAACAGCATGTACTTATGATATGTAAGAAAGGCAAACAATGCAGTTAACAAACAAACATGATTTACCAAAAGCAATTTTTAACAGAATAAAAGATGACCTTGATTCAGATCCGTATGGAAAAAGTGAATTCAAGCAGTTCAGAACAACTCAACTGATCGGACCTCCATTGCCACATACATTGCAAGAAAAGTATGACGAAGAAATCATAGTAGACGCTACGGACTTTATGGCAATGATATTCGGCACTGTGCTTCACGAACTTTGCGAAGGGCCGGATACAGGTGACAAAATACACGAATTTCCAGTCAATAAGATATTCGAAGTTGACGGAGTTAAGTATCAGCTTAACGGCACGATCGACGAAACCGAGTTTGATGGCGATGAAGATATTCTCGTAACCGATAACAAGACCTGCCTGCTAAGAAACCTAGGATTCGATAAACCTGAATATAATATGCAACTGAATATCTACAAGCACATGCTTGAAGAAACTTTCCCAGGTGCTAATTTCAAACTTCGGATACGTTACTTCATAAAAGACTGGACTTCAGGGGATCTTCAAAAAGCACTGGAACGTGCACAGGACGATTTCGCTATCTGGGGTGAGGGAAACAAGAAAGCAACTAAGACGTTTGATACTTACGAGGCGGCTCAGGCTTTCTTTCCAACTATGACGGCAAAAATGCAGGCTAAGTGCGAGATCATATCACGTAATAAATCTGCTCAACGTGCAGCTATAAGAAGAGAGTTTCCGGAGTCTCCTGTTTATTACAAAGATGTTCCAGTTATGCCTGCAGAGAAAATCGAACAATTTATCAAGGATCGTATTAAGATTCATATTGATAATCCGAACGAAATCTGCGGCCCAGAGAATCGATGGAACAATGACATTCGATGCAAGAGTTTCTGCCGGCCAAAGAATTTCTGCCCGTATGCTATAGAGCAAGGATACAATGAGCCACAGCAATCGATTCTTATGTCAAAGAAGCTGTAATGGCACTTCCTAAACAGAAAGCAATAATCAAGAAAGTCAAGTACGCAAAAGGAGTGCTTGAAGATGCAAGTAACCAGCTTGCAGAGTTACATAGACGAAGTGAAGTAACAAAAGAGGCTCATGGTGAGCTTCTACAAGAATGCCGGGAACTTAATCAATTGGTGGTTGAGATGGTATTATTTATTAAGGCGTGCAATACAGCACAGAAAGCAGGATAAGTATGCAGCTCGCAGGAAAAATTACAAACATCGTACCAGACGGAAACTACACAGCAGGAAGTGGGAAGACAATTTTCACATTCCAGATGTCTATTGACGACGGAACAGGCAATATTCAGACCGGCCAGATCGGGTCTGTGAAGAATGTTTATCCATTGGCAATAGGTGCTGATATAATTGTTAATTCTACAACAAATCAGCATGGCACTAGTTTCAAGAAGGTCAATCCACAACAACAGGGTGGAGGCCAGCAACAGCAACAGCAGGGCGGTAGATATTCGCCTCCTTCTCAGGAACAACCAGACTGGGACAAGATCGCTAATGGTAAGTGCTACTGTGCGGTAATATGTGCTGGAATCCAGTCAAACCAGCTTGAATGCAAGACCGCTGAAGATGTGGCCAGGTGGGTAGACCTTATGATGTCTGCAGGCCGATAAGGAACGCCATACAAGCGTTTAGTTAGTTAATCGGGTAAATAGTGGCCTCTTGGGGGTAATTGCTCTCAGGAGGCTTCTATGGCTTCAGTTTGAAAGGGAATCAATGAATATTAAACTAGTAGAAATTAAAAAGACAGATGTATCTGAAGAGAAATGCTGGATGCATGCCTTAACTGATGTTTCAATGCTATAAATGCAAAGATTGGTTTCTAACGCAATACCAAGCCGACAATCATAAGTGCAGAAAGGATAACAATGAGCGAAGAAAAGGTAAAACCACGGGAAAAGACGTACTACGTCCGGTGCAACCCCGAAAGCAAAGTAAGGTCGGATATATACAAAAACCTCGACTTTAGCGAACTTCTCGAATGGATCAAGAAAGAAAATCTTAAGCGTGTCCAGGTGACATTCACAGAGATAGTGGACTGGCCAAAGACTCCAATGCGTAATTACTTCCACGGAGTAGTCTGCGAAGCGTTCAAGGTGAAGCTTAATGAACTTAACTCAGGACCGTCAAATGAAGGTAAAATCCCGTATTATAATATCGAAAAGGCCAAAGAGGTCATAATGATAGCAGTATTCGGACAGCTTCATGTGGTGCATCATGTTAGTACTGAAGCATTGTCTGGATATGAGTACTGGGACTTGATAAACGCAGCTGAACAGATTTACTTCAATGAATATAATGAGATGTTTGAAAAGAAGGACAAACCGCCAAAACCAACACCGTTTGATAAATAATTCTTGACAAATCTTAATTTTCGGGTATTTTCTAATTTGGATGACTTACCAGACAATAGACCGAAGATTAAAAAATGCCATGCAGGGGCTTCCGATTATCCGCAAGGATGCTCTGGGAGTCATCCAACCCTGCTGGCATTTTTCTTTTTTGGGAGTACCAAGCATGATAGATCTTAAAGAAGTGCCAGCAATCACTCAAATGGGAGGGCCAAAGACTATGGTTCTTCAACTGTTGTTTGATTATACAGTAAAGATTAAGAAAGTATCACCAGTAACAACCTCATGGATTCCACTATCAGAACAGGTATGCCTGTATAAGCTCACATCTTTAGCAAGCGGTATTGTTGCCAGGTCATTAGCTGAGCTTGACGAAGACGGATGGATTGAGACAACAAAGTTTAACCATTCTTGTCCCGAATGTCGGTGTAAGTGGTTTAGATTAACAGACAAATTTTATGATTTATTGAAAGGGAAGCAATGAAATCAACGCCAGAACAATTAGAAGCAATCAGGCCAGAATGGGAAAAGTTCCGGAAAATCTATCCGGGCAAGACTGCTAAGACCCCAGACTGGAATAACTTTGTTGCAAGGCAGACAAAACCAAAGAAGCTTGTCGGTTCTCCGTATGCTTGTCATGAGATCATACCACTTCTTATCCCTGCCGTAGACTATCAGATACGAGCAAGGGCATGGGAGCAACAGCAAGGAATATTCGTGCCGTCATGGAAGAACCTTCAGACATGGATTACAAACATGTGCTGGGAAGAAGAACATCCGGAGTTTGACGCCGCGGATGTTGAACCAGAACCAGAAGAAGAAGTTGGTACTAAACCAGTTTCACAAGAGAAAGCGAGGTCGTTTTGGGATTAGAAAATAATCAAAACGCATTACAAAATACAGAAGGTATATGCGAAAATTGCAATGCCGATTTATCATTAGCCGGACATGCAGCGGGATGTGTAATTGGGGTTCAAGAATCGATTACTGCACCTCCAACAGCAACCGAGCTTCTTAATAAACGAGTAAATCTGATCAAAGATGGAAAGTACGTCGAAATTTCATTCTCGTTTAAAGCCCTTACGAAGATCACCAAGGCACTGTACCCAGGAACGGTAACATTGTTCTGCGGTGCTCCGGGGTCATGCAAGAGCTTGTTCTTATTGCAACAGCTAAACCATTGGCACGACAGCAATGTACCGGCATGTATCCTTGCTATTGAAGGCGATATGGAACATCATATGATGCGAGCTTTGGCACAGGCGACTTTGACAACCGGGCTTACAGAGATCGAATGGATTGAAGCCAACCCGGAGGAAACAAAGACCTTGCTTAATGACAATCAGGACTTCATTGACGAATTTGCTCAGACAATCCATCTTCCGAACAAAAAGAAATTCAACCTCGACACTACAGTAGAATGGGTTATCGAAAGATGCGAAGAAGGCAAACGTGTTATTGTCATTGACCCGGTAACAAAGATTCCAAACGGTGCATCTCAGGGATGGACAGCAGAAGCTAATTTCATCAACCATATGGAAGAGATTGCTACGAAGTACGGAGTCTCTATCATACTGGTTACTCACCCAAAGAACGGATTGTCGTCAAAGCCAAACATGGAAGCTCTTGCAGGGTCAGCTGCATATTCCCGGTTTAGCCATACGATCCTCTGGCTTGAGGCTCACGGAGATATCACAGGAATGGTGCAGACTATTGCCGGTCCAGACTCAACGACCTACAACCGCACGCTACACTGCCTTAAGGCTCGCAATGGCGATGGACAGGGAGTAGCAGACGCACTTAACTTTTCAATCGAAGGCTTGCTCATGACAGAGTGTGGGCCAATAACAAAGAAATGAGGTAATGTATGATAATTGGAATTGACCCCGGTAAGAATGGTGCGATAATTGGTATCTCTCAACAAGGAAAGATACTCATGAAAAACGTAACGCCTTTGGTTGGCACTGAAATTGATTGGAGTGAATTCGCAGAAATGCTTAAACCATTCCATAATATTAGACACGTATTCCTTGAGCATGTCCACGCAATGCATAACTCTTCGGCAAAGGCAACCTTCTCATTCGGAGGGTGCTTTGAAGGAGTTAAGGCTTTGTGTGCTGCGTTCATGCACCCAATGACTTTAGTTTCACCAAAGGACTGGCAGAAGGAAATGCATCAGGGAATACCACAGCAGTATAAACCTGCAGTAAAGATCGTAACCGGCAAGAATGCTGGCAAGATGGGCAAACCTCGCAAGGACCCAAAGAAAATGAGTCTTATGGCGGTTAAGAGATTGTTCCCGAACGAATCATTACTAAGAACTCCACGATGCACTTCTGAGCATGACGGGATAATCGATGCACTTCTTATAGCTGAGTATGGAAGGAGAAAACTCAATGTATAGAAAACAAATCGAAAAGAGATGCAGAAAATGCAAAGAGAAAAAATTATTAAAGGAGTTTCATAACTCAGCTAGAGGCAGATTCGGTAAAGCTTCGGTCTGCAAGGATTGTATAAAGGCGAAGGACCGGTCAAGGTATGTATCTACTAAAGGCCAGGGAAAACCAAAACTTCGAAAGAAAGACAAGGAAACCAGCTATGGCAAAATAAATAGACATACTGTCGCAAAGAAGCTATGGTCGTATCGAAAACGATTCCGGGCTTTAAAAGAAGCTGGTGTTGACCTTGACTTCAGAAGTAATAACGAAGCTGAACTCATTGCTCACGCAGAACTAATCGATCATACATTAAACAAAGCTGGCTTAGGAGATATACGACATGACTCAAGGGCTTCATTACAACAGAGTATCAAGGCAGATGCCGTGCCCGGTATGTAAGAAACCGGACTGGTGCTTAGTTTCTGATTGCGGCAAATTTGCAATATGCCAACGTACAGAATCAAACCGTAAGAAAGGTGCTGCTGGATGGGAGCATAGCCTTGATGGCCAGAAGTTCAGCCCGCCTAAGCAGGTTGTTAAGACCCTAAGGAATCCTCATAATAAACTGGCTATCCAGAAGATATACCAGAATCTTGATTTCAGTGACAAAGCTTTGCTGCCGTTAGCCGAGAAACTTAAAGTTTCACTTGACAGTCTAAAGAATCTCGGTGTCGGCAAGTCTGCTCAAGCTTGGGATTTCCCGATGTATGACGATGGACTTGAGCTGATCGGTATTAAGCGAAGAAATCTTGAAGGCAAGAAATGGTGTGCGACTGGCTCTCGTCTTGGCTTGTATGTTCCAAAGTTCTTTAATCGCTTCTGCAGGGCAATCATTCTTGAAGGCGAGTCTGATACCGCAGCAATGCTTAGCAAGGGTTACAATGCGGTTGGCAGGCCAAACACTACGGCTGGCATTCCTTGTCTGATTCAGCTCACCAGAAACCAGGAGACTGTGATTCTTGCAGATAACGACACTCCTAAGAAAAGACAGGATGGAACAATCTTTTTCCCTGGTCAGGAAAGTGCCTATAAGCTTCGTCAGCGGCTTGGAACAAGGTCATGCGTTGTTGTATGCCCAATGAAGGATGCAAGGCTCTGGATCAACTCAGGGAAGTTTACAGATTTTATGTTTGACCACCTTATAATTAAAGCAAGAAAGGAAATGAAATGAATGGCAGTTATATATTGTGGAGAACCTTCGACCCAGACGGAGATCCAACATACAAAAAAACATGGACTGACAGAGCAATACAGCTTAGGTCACAGGAGACGCATACCGAAACTCAGTATAGTCCGCGATATAGTAATGTTTCTGCGTCTGCTACATTAGCTGATGGCTGCGGTTGCCAGCGGTTTAAGATGATCGATTACACTAAGCATCCAAAGCGATGGAAGACAATTAGAATCCCTTGTACTAAAGAACAAGAGGATTTGATGTTTGACTTTGACTGTAAAATGGCTGATTATCCAAATTGGGCAAACAAGAGAGCAAGTGGGCAATATAGATGGAAACCAAGACGTTGCTATTGGGGCCACAACGCTAAGAAGTACGACAGACTTGGCGTTGTTCTCTGTAATATATCACATCGTAGGATTCTTGGTTCAAGCGACAAGCTTGTCTGGTGCACAGAGAGTAGAATAATGTCAGTTTTGCAAGCGTTTCCAGACCTGACTGATAAACACCCTGACACATTCCGGCCAGACAATGGCCATAAACTCATACAGGAATATTTCAAATAAGAAAGGCATAAAATGAATGATACATTCAAAGAAACTTGGATTGTTGTAATACTTGTCATACTTCTTGGAGCATCTATATTTTTTCTTTCGGGATGTATGGTGTTCTGGACCGACCAGGTATTTGTATTAAGTCTGTTTAAAACAGTTGACGCTAATGACATTGATATTATTGTTGAGCCAAATTACGTACAGATCGGAAGCGGTACTAGTAAGACACGGAATGACAATCTTAAATTTAAAACTATTATAGGCACTGTGCCTGTTAGCTTAGAAAGCAAGAGGAATAAGGAACCCTCCGGCGAGCGTGATGGGGGTGAGTGATATGAGTATCGAACTGATTAATATTATAGAGGCGTGTAGGCCATGCAAGCCCAAACAGCGAAGATGTAAGGATTGCCGGTTCTATGACGGCCCAAATGGCTATTCTTGTATAGTTGAATGGCTAAAAGGTGGGTCGATAAATATATGCGATTGTAAATACTACACCCGTAAACGATGGAAAATATGGAGAGCAAAATGACTGAACAAGAACTACTAAACGCCCAAGCCACCGCCCGGTGCGTTCTGAAAAAGAAAGTTTAATTTATGCCAAAGCGGTCATCTATTTCAGTCCAACGGGAAGATAAGCTTTGTATCTATGGTCGCGATCTACGCCGGGCAAGATACCAAAGTGGACTTTCTATGGAAAAGGTTTCAGGGTTAATGCGGTCCAGAGGCTGGACATATTACCGGATGAAACTTTGCAGACTTGAGAATTCATCTCGATTCTGCCTTGACTGTGAAGAGATGCTCGCTTTACTTGATTGTATTAACAGTAGTTTTAATATTACTTAATCAAAATACTTGTTGTTCCTTTCAAATGGGGCTGTACTGGCTAACGCTGGTGCAGTCCCTTTTTTTATGGTCGTATGGCTCGCAGGAAGCCGCTGAGAGCAAAAACTCATTATCTGCGGCTAATCGCCGGTTTCTCGGAGAAAGTCCATTCAGCGGACGCATAGGGAGCATCTAAGTCCTTATCTGTATTGAGGTTAAAATGTAACTTCTTTGTTACTGATTTATATAATTTCTATGGTATGTTTTATGGGTATTGAATTTATTAAAATTGAACGGATTGTATGCGTAACTGAGAAAGATCAATAATGGGACTAACAACAAATACAGCTTTCATAAAGATACGTAACAAGGTTATTGACAATGGCATCAGTATTGCTACGTTAAAGATGCCAAGTTTTGACCCAAGAGGGTTAGGGCTTACTTTTACAGATACTGAGAGGGCTTACCTAAAGCGGTACTGGAACAATCATTGGCAGT